CACGTCTCGGTAAGGAGAAGTTGATTTGGGCAAAACTTAGTAATAATGTCTTTAAGGTCTATCATGATGATGACTTTTCTTCAAGTGCTACAATTGTTGGTGATAAAATTGTGGTGCCATTACATTCTCATGATGATAATGCTGATGTTAAGATTGTTAATTCTGGACATTCAGCTATAGTCACTTCTGAGTTAATTCCTATTGCTGATGATTTAGGAGTTTATTACCATGGAGGAGTTGTTAAGCCCTCATCATGGAGAATCAGAGTGCCAGAGAATGAACAAGTTGTGTTAATTGGTTATACAGATCCTGAACAAGTTGACCCACATATTAGTGTTGGTTTTTGTTCCGCTGAAGGTTTATATGATGCTTCGAGTGATGTAGGAGACTGTGGTGGAGCTGTTGTAGCGTGTAAGGATGGAGCGTTAGTTGGCTTTCATATTGCCGGTGGGAAATTGGTTAATAGGTTTGTTCCTGTTACACCAAAAATGGTTGATGCGCTTAAGGCAAATCGACCTACTCTCGCCTCTATGAATTTTCCATAGAGCCTCCAATTCCTGCTGTATTGTTTGAGCAGGAATTTTGGAGGCGGTATCCAGAGGCGTTACAAGTAAGTCCTCGGGAATGTATATGGGTTGACGAACTCCATGATAAGCACTTGGCTGAAGAATATTTTCCAATTATTGCCCGTGTACCAAAGGTTTTTAATGGTAAGAATCGGAGATCATTGGATATTTCAGTAGCCCGTTTTGAGAATGAAACACATCATAGTGTTGATCGTGCAAAATGGGGCCTTCCTGAGCCGAATAAGGAGGCTGCTTATTTATCACTTGCGAAGTATGCTAAGGATATACCTGGTATGAGTAGCAAGCAAGTTGTCGCCATGAACACTGCGTGTCAGTGGATGGAAAGACATTTTGGACCTTACATGCTTTGTTCTAGGGTTAAAACACAAGAAGAAGTTGTCGCTGGTTTAGATTTAACTACCAGTGCAGGTTTTCCTTGGAACAAGAAGTATGCTAACAAGCGTGAAATGATTGAGAATATGAGTGAATTCTCTCAGTTTATGCAGGATGATTGGGATCGATTGAAAAGTGATGAGTATGTTGCTGTTTTTGGAAACTCTTTGAAAGAAGAGGTGCGTCCACAAGAAAAGATAGATGCGAATAGTATACGTACTTTCACTGCTGGTCCTATTGAGATGACAATACATGGAAATAGGTTATTTGAAGATATGAATGAACGTTTCTATGCTTCTCATTTAAAGACAGCTAGTGTTGTTGGTTTTTCAACGCAATATAGGGGTTGGGATGAGCTTATAAGTAAGTTACGGGCGCATCCCAATGGTTTTGCGCTTGATGAAAGTCAATATGATTCTTCTCTGCGAGCTTATTTGATGTGGGCTTGTGCAGAGTTTCGCTGGCATATGCTTCGACCTGAAGATCAAAGTGTGGAAAATTTCATGCGTTTACGTATTTATTATAGAAATTTGGTTAATACTTTGATTATAACTTCAGATGGTGTGTTTGTACTGAAGAAAGGAGGTAATCCCTCTGGTTCAGTAAACACTATATCAGATAATACTCTTATTTTATTCATATTGTTAGCATATGGATGGATAATGAATGCTCCAAGTAATATGTTATCATTAGGTGATTTTGAG